TATCCATTCCTTTTGGCGTACCGGTAAACAATGCTGACCCACCTCTGTCTGATAATGTTGGTCTAATTACATCAGTCCAAACGTCAGACTTTAGATCCTGGCACTCATCAAGGATGGCCAGGTCTAGTCCAATTCCTCTTAGTGAATCTGGGTTATCCGCAGATTTTAGCATTATAAGACTATTATTTGTCAATAGTATCTCCAATCTTGATTCATTTACTTTCTTTATCCAATTCAAATCTCTTAATTTATTCTTTAATGGCAACCACATTATGGTTCTACACATCTGGTACGTTGGGGCTACGTACATAACCTTCTTATTAGGATGTCTCGCAACTTCCGCTATTGCTCTAAGACAACTGGCGCTTTTTCCCCACCTTCTACCCGCAACTATCACCTTAAATCTTTTGTCGGAATTAGCAACTACCGCTTGATTTTTAGTTAACGGCATTATATTTCTAAGTCATCATTCCATGGTAATACGTTATCCTCATCAGACTGCATAGGCTGGTCACTCTGTCCAAGTATTGCTTTACCAAGAAATATAAGCATAGTTGTATTCCCTTGTAGGGCATTTTTCAATTGTGCCCTACGTAAGGCTTGCTTTGTCTCAACGCGGCCCTTTTGGATAATATCGCTAAAGTTGTATTTTAGCGTCTTTGCAGTGATTCCAAACCACTCTGCTATCTCTTTATCTGTACACCATAGTTTCGCTAATTTCTCTACTTCTTCGGGTATAACTACTTTCTTATCACGTCCTACTACTATTCCTTCTTTAGTTACTGTACCTTTCTTATCTTTTTTACTTCCCCTCATCATAGTACTCCATATCGTTCCATAATGTTCCGTCGGAGTGACGGGCTACTGCACCTGTCTTCTTCTGCCATCTCTTTATGATGACATCTACATATTTTGGGTCGTACTCTATACTTCTGCTAACTCTTCCTGTCTTCTCGCAAGCCATTAGGGTTGAACCTGATCCACTAAATCCATCATATACTATCTCACCTGGCTTTGTTGAGTTGTATATATGGTACGCTATCAGTTTTACTGGCTTGACAGTTGGATGCAATAGTTCTACTAAGTCTTTTTGCTTTTCTCTGCCAAATTCAAAGACATTCGAGTGTATTGACTTAACTATCTTTAACAGTTGGTCCCTCGACATCTTTTCATAATCATCCAAATCATTCACATTTGGATTATTGTTTTTACCGTACCAGTTGTGTTCTGCTCCTTTCTTCCATCCATATAGTATAGGTTCATAAAACTTTGCATAATCTACCATCCAAGCACTTGGTAGGTCTTTCTTCCATATAAGCGTATCTGATATATGTACTTTATGTTTTTCTAGTAAATCTTTAAATGCTTTGTTAAAGTTAATATCGTGTGACCAGTATATTGAACCACCATTGCGCCAATATGGTATAATCACTTCTAAATGTTTGTCTAACAGTTCGTCTAATTCTTCTCCTGACAAGTTATCGTTTTTAATGACTCTATTCTTGTCTCGTACTATGTTTTCTTCTGCTGTATATCTATTGTTACCTGCTGTGATATATGATATACCGTATGGTGGATCTTCCCACAATAAGTCTACCTTTTCGTCTCCTAATAGTAGTTTAAGGTGTTCTTTATTTGTACTATCACCACATACAAGTTTATGTTCGCCTAACGTATATAAATCACCCTCTCGTGCTTTAATTTGGAGTGTTTCATTAAATACTTCTACTGGGTCTTCATCCTCTCTAAATAGTTTTTCTAATTCGTTCTCTGTATAACCTACGTCATACGCTAAATCTTGTATCGTACTGTCTGCTATTAAGTCTTCTAACTCTTGAAACAGTAATTCGTCATCCCATTTTGCGTTCTCATTGGACCTATTATCCATTATTCGATAAGAGCGTGTTTGCTTCTCATCTAAATTCTTCGCAACAAGTACTGGTACTTTCTCTATTCCTAGGTTTTTTGCTGCCCTATATCTTGTGTGTCCTACGATGATTATTCTATCGTTGTCTACTACTATTGGTTGTTGAAATCCATACTGTTGTATAGAATTCGAGACCACTTCTACTGCTTTCTCATTCTTACGTGGATTGTTCTCGTAAGGTTGAAGACTCGTAGTCTCCATCATTTCTATATTCATTTCTATCTCCCCTTTTATGCCCTCTGGTGTGAGGTTAATGTTACATAAAGTAATTTGCGATTGCTGAACCAACCACCAAGAGCATAATAGCCCATAGTCTTGAGTCAATCTTTTCTACTTTCTTGTCTAACTTTTCAATCTGGTCATCTAAATGTTTCTGGTTCGTTTTAATCTCTGTTAAATCATTTTTCATAACCATAATATCTGCTGTATTTTGTGCCACATCTAATTGTGTTGCATTTGCTTCAATCAGCGTTACCTTTGTTTTCTTTTTAGTTTTAGCATTCATTAGTGTAAGTCAACCCATGAACCACCAGCATATCCTTGAAACTTATCTGTTGTTTCATTATAAATAGTTGTTCCATTTGATACAGACAACGCATCACGCTCTGTTGTTGTGTAAGAAGCAAATTGGAATGGTGATTTGACTTCAACTTTATCAGAAGACGCTGTTAATACTTCGTGTTGGTCTAGGTTACCCGTTGGATTATTGTTAATAGCGGGACCTGTTTTGTTCCAGGTCTTTAATATTATCTCACCAGTGAACTCATCTACATAAGAATTCTTAATCAGTCCTTCATCATCATCAGTGTATGTTGAATATCCTGTCGCATCACAATCCTGCCATCCCCAACCAGGTGTAGGATGCTTCTCTTTCAACTCAAATGTGTCTGTTGCTGTATTAGTTACCTTAAATAATCTATCGTTTAATTCTGTTGTTCCGTTTACTTGTGATATGCGAATAATATCATCGTCGGATAATCCATGACCAGTGCTTGTTATTTGACAAGGATCAGTTAATGCGACGCCCTCTACTGTTTTTCTATCTGAACCACCATATGTTGAGTTTCTTGTCTGTCCGAATACATCCGCAACAGGATGTTCTCCTAATTCATCTGCTACATCAAATTTCATTGATGATGACAATTCATTGCCTGAATTGCCCGATAAGTCCATATCATATTGATGAGTCAAAGTCATAACATCTGATGAATCTACATTATTATCCGCATCACGGACCAAATATCCTGTTGTTACATTATATGATTGGGCTGTTATTGCTGGTGAGTTACCACCCAAAGCGGCTGGTATTTCTGCTAATGGAAGATGATAATATTCATTGAAAGTCTCGTAATACGGCCAATGTTGTGTTTCGTTGTTTATTGTGCCTGTTGCTCTAACCGATAAATCATTTGCTGTTACTTCACTGAAATTTAACGTATCCTCGCCTTCAACAGCCGATATTGCTCTTGCATCTGTAAAGAATAATTTTGATGCATCTTCTGTAATATCTGCTGTTGTTAGATTTCTAACTTCATAACCAGTAGTATTACCAATGAATACATCTTTATGGTCTAAGTTAGGAACATCGTTTGCACGACCAGAACCTTGAACAACAATAATACCATTAACTGCATGAACTTTAACAACACGTGCAATATTCTGAACAATTTGATTAGCACTGCTTGGTCTAGTTGTTGTTAATGCACCTGCTGTTGAACTCAAATACAATGTGTCATTTACTGCATATGCACTTGTGTCAATACCTGTAACTTCACCATTTGTAACAATAACACCGTTACTATTGTTTGATATGTCACTTACAACAATACCCATCGCTGGGTTTGTTCCGTCTGCATCTGCTAGTGTGATTAATTCATTGTTTCCTGAAGTGCCACTAATATAAACTGCACTTCCTGCCGTAATAGTAGAACCAGTTTGGTTACGAACATCAATTTGAATTCTACTTGCTGGTCCAGGTGAACCTGTTGGGTCAGTATAAACAAATGCACCAGTTGTCGAGTTATATGTCAACGATGCTGAGTCAGTTGTTAGTGAGATAGCCGTTCTTGCGTCTGTGTCAGTATAATGAGTCAAATCAGTGATTTGG